CCGGGGTCGATGTCTGCGCTCTCTCTCTCCGATGATTATAAGCAGCCCCGGGGCACGACCCCGCCGGCAAGCCTGCACCACCCCCCCCTCCTCCAATTGAGGACACACTTTAGTATTTTGAATTATGTAATGGTTATGTTATAATTTACGTGTCAGAGGAAAATACAGGCGACGGCCTGGAAAGGAAAAAACGGCGATGGCAAAAATGTTTACCAAAAACGGTGACGAATATGAAGAAATTGTTGGCTTTACACAAGATGAAGTCGATCATATAGTCGAGAAGCGCGTTGCGCGTGAACGGCAGAAATATACAGATTATGATAGCTTGAAATCGCAAGTTGATGATCTGAATACGAAGCTGAAAACGGCTAGCGAAGAAAAAACCGAGCTTGAAAAGAAGCTGGGCGATGTGCAGCTAGAAACCGACCGCATTAAGATTATTCATAAGTTTAACGTACCTGAAAATTTGCAAGAGTTTGTAATCGGCAAAACGGTTGAAGACATGAGTAAACAGGCTGAAAAGCTGGCTGAAAATGTCAAAGGCGGCGGTGTACCAATCACCAAAACGCCAAAGCCTGAAAAGGGCGATAAAACAGACTCCGCGCAGATTGCTAGTAAACTATTTGGCAAGAAATCTGAAGACTAATATAAATCAGTAATGTGCTTAGGAGAAAATCATGGCTACATTAAAAACTACAGACCTTGACCTCGCCGCACACCAGGGCGAAACTTGGAATAAAAATATTACTACAGGTGTTTTGGCAAAATTGGCGCCAGAAGCACCAGACATTAAGGTTGGTAAAACTGATCATTTCGTATTTACCGGCACACCTAAAGCTGAATTAGTTGGCGAAAGCGCTGAAAAAAGCTCAGCTGATGACAAACCAACCAAAGCTACTGTAAACACCTACAAAGTACAGGTTACTTACCGCTTTAGCGATGAGGTGCAGTACGAAGATGAAGACTACCAAACTCAATTGATTGATGGATTGGTAAAGAATATCTCTATTGCTTTAAGCCGCGCACTTGACTTGGTGGCTATTCATGGTATTAACCCTAAAACTGGTACAGCAGCTGCTACAGTTACTAGCTATTTTGCTAAGGCTGGTAATAAGGTTGCACGTGTTGTTGCTACTGCTGATGCAAGCAAGGACATTGAGGGTGCGGCTGGCAAGTTGCAGGAAGTTGGCTATACCGCAACCGGTGTTGGTTTTGACCCAGCATTTGCAGGTACGCTAGCGCGAACCCGCAACGCACAAGGCGTTAAGCTTTATCCAGAGCTTGGGCTTGGCTTTAATATTGATAATTTCCAAGGCATTATGGCAGCGTCTAGCGATACTGTCAGCGGCCGCCAGGAAATGACGAAGCCACGCGTGCAGGCTATTATGGGTGATTTCCGCGCATTTAAGTGGGGCGTTGCTCGATACGTTGGCTTGAAGCTTATCGAAGCTGGTGACCCAGATGGCGCTGGTGATTTGAACCGAACAAATGAGGTTGCAATCCGCGCAGAAAGCATTTTTGGTTACGCTATTTTTGACGAGCAGGCATTTGCCTTGGTTGAAAAAGCGGCTTACTAAAACGCCTAAAAAACTCGCCACAAAAGCCCCCGCAAAGGGGCTTTTTGGTTTGGTTGTGGTATAATGGACAATATGAAAAAGCCAATGCTATTTGTTAACGAAATCACAGGCGATATTGTAACTGTTAGAAGCAATCAGGAGGCTTTAAGATTGCCTAAAGAATATCACCGCCTTCAATTTACGAAGAACGAAGACGGCAAAGCAGTGGCACGGTTTAGAATACGCTCAATCGATGGCAAGGGTTACGCAACCGTTGATATTTCTGAAAATGAACTTGGTGAGGTGATTGATGGCAACGCAAGCACAAAGTGATTTTATCGCTGATTTGGCGGTCCGCAAGACTAAGGAATTCAAAGAAGTCAAAGAAATGCTGATTGCTAGCGGCATTGTTAGCGAAAATGCCGAAATGGTTAAGCACGCGCTAAGCATAGCCGATATCACAAACATTTTAACCGATTTGCAAGCCAGTCAGTTTATCGATTTACTAACTAAAGCTAAAGAACCTGTACGCGGCACCGCATACGCTGATAAACGCGTAAAGCGAACCATAAACATACTTGATGACATTAAAAGTACTATTGCTGATTGGGATTTTGAGTCATGAATTACGGAAAATTAACAGATACGATTATTAAGAAGGTTATGTTAGCAATTGCGCTAATAAATAACCCTGAAATCACGCCAGAAGTGCGGCAATTTAACCTAGAAATTTTATTTAGAGAAGTTGGCGGCGCCGTTTACGCTAAAATTTACGATATGAACGCATTTGATTTTGGTATTGAACACACGATTGGCGAAGGTATGGATGACCGCTATTACGGCTTGGCTAAAAAAACTAGCTACAGCGTATCCACTGGTGATGTGGCTATTGCTGATCAAGTGCGTAATTTTATCAATCAATGCGGTGCGCAGGCACAGCAGCACGCTATGACGAATGCACGCCAAAGCGGTCACTATCCGTCAGCAAGCCGCCGCACGGTCGGCGATACGTGCAAATGGTGCCGAAGTTTAGCCGCTGAAAATGTGGAAAACCCGCCTGCTGAATTTTTCCACAGGCATGCCGGTTGTGATTGTCAGATTATCACCAAAGGCTACAAGAGCCGCAATGGATTATTACAAAATTATGTGAAGCCTAAGGATCGCTAGTGATTGAGCTTATTTTAACCGGAAATATACCTAGCAAGAAAAACTCACGCGTTAATACTAAGGCTGGTAAATCATTTCCAAGTGCTAAATTTACTGCTTGGCAAAATGACGCCTTATGGCAAATCAAGCAGCAGAAGCGCACGCGATTTGTAAAGCCGGTGCGGCTTGAGGCTACTGTTTATTTCGGCACTAACGTGCGTGCTGACCTAGATAATCGAATTACTAGCATACTTGATATGTTGGTTGAAGCTATGGTTTTACAAGATGATAAATGGCAATATGTGCCTGAAATCCACGCTAAAGCTGAATACCGCAAAGGCAAGCCCGGCGCATTGTTGCGGCTTATCGAGCTGGAATAATAAAGCCGCTTGTGGTATTATGTTGGCATGGGAAAGAATACGAACGATCAAGCTATTGCGCCAGTCATTGACGAAACTGTCAAGGCTGATACTATTGATGTAAATGAGGCTACTGAAGCCGCTAACGAACCAACACCAGAAGTTGTTGAAACACCAGAAATTGCTGAACAAGCCGGTGATTTGGTTGAGGTTAAAGTGCTTAAGCCATTTTTTGACTTGCAGGCTGAAACTGACCGCAAAAATGGCGACAAGTTTTTAGCTACAGAAGCGCGTGCCGCTGAATTGCGCCAAGTTGGCGTTGTGAAGTAGCTTTATAGCTATAATTATTTATGTTATAATATAATCAATAATAATTACGCTAACGGTTGCGGCAAAACTGGTTTATAAAAAGGGAACTGTTGAAAATATGCAACCAACACAAGCACTTGATCCTAAAACCGCCCTCTATAAGGCTATTACCGGTGCGGCTAGCTATTTGCTGCAACAGTTAGACTGTAAATCGCAGCGCGCACGCACCAAATACGAATATTACGATGCCGACAATGACATTACTGATTTTGGCATATCAGTACCTAAAAAAATGATGAACTCAAAGCCTGGCATTGGTTGGGCAAGCCGTGCAGTGAACACGCTAAGCGATCGCCTTAATTTCGATGGTTTTGCTGGTGATGAGTCAGGCATAAATGATTTGTTTGAACGGATTGGTGCAAGCCCTGTTATTAACGCAGCACGCCACGACAGCATTATTGCTGGGTGTTCTTTTATTGCTATAGCTGATGATGGTAGTGGTAAAAAGCTCATACCATTTACCGCATTGGAAGCTACTGGCGTTATTGACGAAAATACAGGGCTTTTGTCAATGGGCTTGGCGGTAACCCGCTGGTCGCTACCAAACCCGCGCAAACGCAATTATTTAGCAGTGCCAGTTGACTATATCCTGTTTTTGCCGGAATTTACCGCAGTTTTTGAAGATGACACATTGTGCGACATTAAAGAAAATCCAACAAAACGATGTCTATTACATCCAATCACGCGAAAAAGAAGCGCCAACGCACCGCTTGGTAGGTCAAAACTTACCAAATCCGCCCGCCGAATTATTCAAGAGGTGGCACGCGTAAAACGCCGTTATGAAATCGCTAGCGAATTCTATAGCACGCCGCAACGCTACATAAACGGTTTGGCTCAAGGTGCTGAAAAGGATAATAACCTAGACAGCGCTTTAGGCAAGGTTTGGGCAGTAACTAAAGATGATGACGGTGATAAGCCTGATATTGGACAACTAGCGCAAATGAGCATTGACCAATTTAGCGGCCAGAAAAAGGACTTGGCACGTGATTTTTGCGCAGAAACAAGCCTAACGCTCCGCAACTTAGGCTATGAAACTGCAAACCCAACAAGCGCCGATAGCTTGACCGCAATGAGTGATGATTTATTATTAGAAGCTAAAAGCCTTCAGCGTGAAATGGGTGAACAAATTAAACAACTAGCTATTACGTTACGTATGTCAATTGATGGCATTGACACCGTGCCTGATAAACTTAAGAAGATTGTGCCAGCGTGGTCGCCAATTTTCCAAGTTGACCTTGGCGCAGCTGGTGATGCAGTTTATAAGCTATTTCAGGCAATGCCTGAGCTTATCGGTACAGTCCAGTCGTATCAAATGCTTGGTATTTCGGTGCGTGAAGCGGAACAGTTGCAGAAAATACGGCAGGCATCTGTTAACAGTCAATTTATGCAGGGAGGTGCTAAGTAATGCGCGAACCATTTGCGAACACTTCAGATTTACAGGAATATTGGCGCACGCTAACACCTGACGAGATTAACCGCGCTAAAATTTTATTAACACTTGCAAGCGATCGCTTACGCATGATGGCACAACGCGCCGGTGTTGACCTTGATAAAAAAGTACAAGCTGATCCTGGTGGTGTTTATGCTAGCACGCTGAAATTTGCCGTGCTAGATGCGGTTAAACGTGCTATGCAAGCGCCGGCAGATTTGCCGCCAATAAATTCATACCAGCAAACGGCCGGTCCATATAGCGAAAATATCGCTTATGCGAACCCTACAGGTGATTTGTATTTTAAGAAATCAGAGCTAGCGCTACTTGGCATAAGCGGCGGTCAAAGCCTGAACAGCATTAGCACAACGCCAAATAATAATCTTTATGGAGGTACTCAATAATGACAAAACGTGTGTTTAATATGGGTGGTGGCGCGCACAGTGACGCCGCATACACAGCATTTGAAAATGCAGCTTACGGTAGTTGTGTGGCAAACGCTACAAGCCTTGCGGTTAGCGCTGGTAGTGGTATGAGCGTGCGTATTGCGGCCGGTGATGGTATTATTAGCACGCCAAGCTCAGGCAAACGTATTCAAAGTGATGCTATTGAAACGGTTACGATTAGCGCGGCTAATGCCACATACCCGCGCATTGACAGCGTGGTTGTGTATATTGACAGTGCCGTACAGCCAAACACAGCGGTTATTGATAACGTTAACGGCATATTGAAATTTGCGGCAGTAGCTGGCACGCCGGCAGCTAATCCAACCGCACCAACTGAGTCAATGATCCAAGCAGCAATTGGTGCTGGTAACAGATACATGGTGTTGGCTGACGTAAAAGTGCCGAACGGCGCAACCAGCATGAACACGGCGACATTTACTGACCGCCGCAAGGTCGCTACTATGGTTGACAGTAGCAACTTGGCTAAAAAAGCGGTTAAAGCTGAAAATATAGATTTTACGACTATGCCTGGCAATAAATATAGCACTGAAGAGCAAGACACTGGTCAAAAATGGATTGACGGTCGCCCTATTTTTCGTAAAGTCGTGCGTGGCACTGTGAATATGACAGGTGGCTTTAATACGTCAACCTTGCCGCATGGTATTCAAGGTCTATCTAATAGATGGGAGTTAATACGATACTATGGCAATATGAGATTATCTGGCGTTTTATCAAACAATCCTATAAAACAGGCACTGCCTTATATTGAGGGTACGCACCAATCAGGAGTTACCTCAATTGATCAAACGAATATTACAATTTCTGGTAGCTATAGTTGGGGCAATTCAGAAGTTAGTATTGTGTTAGAGTATGTTAAGTAACTAGACGGTACCTATTGCAATCCAAGAGATGCCGTGGTTAGCACCACCAAAAATCCCTGATGTAGAAGCCGTAATAGTTGTGCCTGTTTGATTAAACGCTCCACACTCAATATTAGTACCTGCGCCGATTATTTGAGTAAAATCTGCCGGCGCGGTTGGTGTTTTGAATGTATAGCCAATTAAAGTCGGAATAACCGCATACACCTCCTTAAATTTTTTAGGAAAAGTAACCTGTACAGATTGTTGTTTGGTGCTATTTCCAAAAAATGACACCCATCCAGATTGAATTACTAATGAGCCAGAAATAGTCTGTGCCGAGTTGTTAACGCCATACGTTAACATAGTCGTAAAATCTATATTGAGCGTATTGATAGCTAGACCACAATTTTATATAATTAAAACATAAGGATTTTGCAATATGTTAGAAAAGGCACTAGACGGAATAATTACACAAGGCGGCTTGCTTGGTTTATTCATAGTGCTATTTGTGTTAGCTATCATAGCTTTATGGTTTGAAAACCGTACCTTGCGCGCTGAAAATAAGCAAATAAATGAGGCACGCATTAACGACTTAAAAGAAGAACAAGCAGCACGCTTGGCGGTTGATCAAGGCATACGTAATAACTTAGATAGGCTTTTAATTAAGATTGAAGCAGGGCGAGGTGAAAAATGTTAGGTGTGTTAACGTTGCGGCAATCACGACCGACGATCATTGCTAATATTGAAGTTGAGCGGCTTAAGCGTGAACGTAAACAGGCGCGGCAGCAGATAAAAGCCAGCACAGAAAAACTAAATGAAGTGATACGCCAAAATCATTTTACAATTCAGATACACCAGGCAAGCCACAAGCAGCCGCAAAATGGGGGAGGCAGTGGAAAATAATATTGCCGTAATAGCATTTTTACTAATAACCAGAATAGCAACTCTGGTTATTTTTACGCGCATTTTATTTAAGCAGTTTAGCCTGTTGCAAGCACCGCTCGAGCCTGAAGTAATACCAACGCGCAACGCGCTGATTGCTATAATGCTTATAAACGCCTTGGCGCAGCTAATGCCTATAGCGCTTAGCGTTTTATCGCTTGGCACACCCCCGCTCCACCCGGCCGTAGAGATATTTTACAGATTATCTAATAGTACTACTGATTTATGCGCGGCAATCGGTTTTTGGCTAATTTACCGCGACAAAGAATTATAAGATAATATGTTATAATAAAAGCAAGCAGAGCCACGCAACGGCGTGCGTTGTGCCGATTGCCATAAAATAAAGGAGAAAAGAATACTATGGCAAATACAGCAGCAAATGTAAGTTTTGGTAAGCCTAAGGTTACCGGTGGTGTTTACGTAGCACCAAAAGGCACCGCAGTGCCAACCGACGCAACAACGGCGCTTGATCAGGCGTTTAAGTCACTTGGTTATATCAGCGAGGATGGCTTGGTTAACAGCGTTGAAACTGACACCGAAACCGTTAAGGCTTGGGGCGGCGATACCGTTTTAAGCGGCTTGACCTCATACACGGAAACGTTTACGATTAACCTGCTTGAAACTAACGCTGACACGCTAAAAGTTATTTACGGTCCAAGTAACGTTACTGTTGGCGTAGGTGGCGCTATTACCGTTAAGGCTAACAGCAAGCCACTTGACGAGCAGGTGGTTGTGTTTGAAGTTGGTATGACCGGCGGTCGTATTAAGCGTATTGTGGTTGAGCATGGGCAAATCACCGACCGAAGTGCCGAGGTTAAATATGTTGATAATGAAGCTATCACATATCCGGCTAAGTTTGTAGCCTACCCAGACAAGAACGGCAACACGCACACTGAATACATAGCGGTGGCAGCGTAAGCGTTTTACGCACCTAAAAATGCGCCTCTAAATGGGGCGTGTTTTTATGTTATAATTGATTATGTTAAAGGAACTAAAAGGAGTTGACACCAATGACACAATTACCAGAAAAATCACAAACCACCACGCCGCCAACAATGCCGGCACAAATTAAAGAATTTGAATTTGATGGCTATAAATTCAAAGTCGATACTGATTTAATTGATGACGTTGAAGCGTTTGAAATTATTGACCGCATTGAAAATAAAGGCCAATCAGCGGCCGTTGTGGCGTTGTTTAAGTACCTAGTTGGAGTTGATGGTTACGAGCAAATGTCAGCATATTTTAAGAAAAAAGACGGCAGGTTTAGGGTGACCAAGCTACTACAAATCTATCAAATGGTAGTCTCAGCATTTGACCCAAAAGGCTAGCGCTGGCACGTGTACGCCAACAATATTTTGATGAATTGGAGGCGGACTTCCAGCAATATTACAACCTTGATATTAGCCAAGTGCCACGCCAACGCGCCGCACGGTTGCTATTTCAGCTGCCGCAAAATTGCCGCACGTTTTGTAAAATAGAGCCGGCCAACCAATGGGGCTGGCAGGAGATTTTGCTAAATAAAGCCACATACGCGCTTGATATCTTAGCTTGGCAAAATACGCAGGACGCCACAAAGAAGCCGCCGCAAAATGTGCCAAAGCCATTTATGCCTGACTTTATGCGTAACGTTGATAAGACCCGCGCAATTAACAAGGACACAGTGCTTATGGATGTTGACGAAATGCGCGAATTCTTAAGCCGACCACGTAAATAATTGCCCAAATTATTTATAAAATGCTAAAATAATTTCACAGCAGCTAGTGAGTTTTGGTCCTTCACTTTTACTAGAATAGCTGACTGTTTCATGCCGCTCACCTAATTACGCGTAACTCTGTGGGCGGTTTTTTTGATGCCCAAAACCCCTTCCCCGCCTATCCCCCGACCCCTTCCCCGGCTGATTTTTGCGGGGGGGTTGAAAAATGGGCTATAACAGGGGTAGCGACACCCCCTAATGGCAGGGCGGGGGAGAGATGCGACCCCTATAAACATGTGCGCCATAGCGTGAGCAGGGGAGTGATAGATAGTAACGGTTATGCTATTGCTTATAGTACTGATATAATAAAAGCATTATGGCAGAAGTTAGTTTTAGTTTAGACACAAATGCTGCTAACGCAATCCTGACTGAGATGGTAAGCAATTTAGTTAATCAAAGTGCGGTAGCGGTTGCGCAGCGTGCGCAAAGTATGATTGGTAGCATCAGCACTGAACCGTTAAAGGTTGAAGTTAGCACAGGCGTTGGCACAATCCGCCGCGGCACCCGTGCAATTGGAAAAGTTAGCATAAACACCGCGAATAAGCACCAAGCATATATAGCTAATACGGTTTTGCGTAAGTCAAAAGACGCTGGTCGCGTTGACTAAATTATGGTATAATTTAAGTAAATAATACGCTAACGGTTGCGGCAAAACTGGGATAATAAATTAAGAGGAAAAACGCAACAATGGCAGACATCGGCACCGCTTATATACGAATAGCTCCAAACATGACCGGCATACAAGGAAAAATTGCCGCAGGTATGAAGGGCGCAGGCGCACAAGCTACTAAGCAGCTTAGCGATGAGGTGAACGCTGGCGGTGGTCCATTTCAAAACGCATTAGGCAAGCTTGGCGGTATTGCTAAAGCAGGCGGCAAGGCTATTTCTGCCGGTATTGCAGCCGGTGCGACTGGTATCGCCGCATTGACTGGTAAAATGCTTAATGCACGCGCTGAGCTTGAACAGCAGCTTGGCGGTAGTGAGGCGGTGTTTGGTCAATATGCTACTAATATTCAGAACATTGCCAAAAATTCATACAAAAACATGGGCTTAAGCCAAAACGAATTTCTGGCGGGTGCAAACAAAATGGGCTCGCTTTATCAGGGCGCGGGCGTTAGCGTGCAGGACTCTATGAAAATGTCGGCTGAGGCTATTCAGCGTGCAACTGATGTGGCAAGTATCATGGGTATTGATACGTCTTTTGCGCTTGAGTCGGTGGCGGGCATGGCTAAGGGCAACTTTACTATGATGGACAACCTTGGCGTGGCTATGAACGACACGGCGCTAAATGCTTATGCGCTTGAAAAAGGCATTGGTAAAACCACGCAACAAATGTCTATGCAAGAAAAGGTTAGCCTTGCAACGCAAATGTTTTTGGAAAAGACTGCTAAATATGCAGGCAATTATGCAAAGGAAAATGAAACGTTGTCTGGCAGCTTAAACACTACAAAAAAAGCATTTCAAGACTTTTTAAGCGGCGGCGGCAGTATGCAGAACTTTATAACAAGCTTAATTGGCACTGCTAAAATCGCCGCACCAGAGATTGTTAAAATATTGCCTGAAATCGTTAACGGATTATCTCAGTTGGTCCAACAATTGGCTCCTGTGGTTGGCGAACTACTGCCAACGCTCGTGCCGGCTATCGTGAGTGGCGCCGTGAATATTATGAACACCCTCGTGCAACAGCTACCGACTTTAATTCAAGTATTAGTTGCAGCATTGCCGCAGTTTATCCAAGGTGTTATTCAAATTGCCATTGGCTTAATCCAGGCATTGCCACAAATCATAAACATTTTAATACCAGCAATACCGCAGATTGTAAATAGCCTAGTTACCGCTTTAACCGCTCCTGACAGCCTCACCGCAATCATTATGGGGTCAATCACCCTATTTATGGCATTGCTACAGGCTATACCGGTTATCATTACCGCCTTAGTAAACGCAATACCGACAATTGTCACTAATATCATCGCTACACTTACCCGCCCTGAATTTTTGCAAGGGCTAATGCGCACTGGCGTGCAGTTTATAGCTGGGTTAATCAGCGGAATTGCCTCAATGATTGGCAGCGTGATTAGCGCAGCTGGCAAGGTGATTGGCGCGGTTGCTGGCGTATTAAGCCCAAGCTCGCTAATAGGCATTGGTACTAACCTAATAAAAGGTTTATGGCAAGGAATTAGCAACGTTACCGGCTGGATTACTGATAAAATTAAGAGTTTTGGTAAAAGCGTCATTGACAGCATTAAGAATATTTTTGGCATTCATTCACCGTCTAAAGAGTTTGCTTGGATCGGCAAGATGAACGTGATGGGTTTGGCTGAGGGAATTACTAAAAATAAAGATATGGTTACACAAGCAGTTAATGACATGTCTAACGAAGCTATAAACGCTATGGCTGGTTTTGATCCGTCAATGAGTGCTAATCTTAATAGCAATATTACTACAAGCCAAAGCGCTAGTGCTGGAAATTACCAAACGCCGACAAACGTTGTTATGAATATTACGAATAACGTGCCTGATAGTTTAACCAGCAAACAGGTGTCAAGTGATATTGCTTATGCGGTGAGTCAAAGTTAGGGGGAATTATGCAAATATGGCTTAAGGGAAAAAACACAGAGATAAACTTAAACGGTGGTCGTGAAAATAGCATGTATGTAAACCCTGACTTGGAGGGATTTTCAGGCTTGCCAGAAATCCGCACCAGTCAAGGCGTAAACATTGGCATGGACGGTGGCTGGACAGGTGAGCAGAATTTTGAAGCACGGTTTTTATCAATTATTGGCGTTATTGCTGATCACGACATTGCAGTGGTTGAACAGAAGCGCCGCGAATTATTTGCGCTGCTTGCTGAAAAACGGCTATTATTGCGATATGTAACCGACGCAGGCAACACCTACACAACTAACGTGGTTGTGCTTGGCGTAGTTAGCGGCATAGGCGCTCTCAGGCAAAAAGCACAATACAAGTTGAACCTTAAGGCTGACGACCCGCTATGGTACGATTATGGCGGCGGTAGCGGCATTGTGGCTACATTGCAGATTGGCAAGCCTGAGGGCGGTTTTAGATTTCCTGTTACATTTCCGCTAATTATTGCAGGCGGCGGCTCGCAGTACACCACCGTAAATAATACAGGCACAAGCACTATTGATCCTGTAATTACTATATTTGGTCCAATTCATCAGCCTAAAGTCATAAACCAAACAACCAACCAATTCATGCAGATATTAGCAGACTTGACCGCAAACGATGTGGTGATTGTTAATACTCACTTAAAAACCATAGTGCAGGTTGACAAAGCCGCTTATGATGAAGCTACTAATAACGGCACAGAACCAAACGGTACTGATATTTACTACTTAAAATCAGATGGCAGCACGTTTATTAAGTTAGCCAGCGGTGATAATAACCTAGCACTAACTAGTGCAGTTACCAGCGACACGGGGCGTGCGACAGTTAGGTTTAGTAGTGGATTTATGGGTATCTAATTATGGCGAAGTATGAGGTTGAAGTTTGGTCCAAAGATAATAAGCCAATGGGTGACATTTTCCACCTATGCGAAAATATGCGCTGGTCCAAAACCCGCAACGATGCAGACATGCTATCATTTGATGTTGATTTGACAAGATATGAGGAATATATAAAAGCTATGGGATTTGGTGATAATCCTAGGAGCTTTATGGAGGTCGGTCGTAATGATATCCGCGTAAAACGCAACGGCAGATATATAGTCGGCACAAACATAATTAAGTTTGGCTATAAGGGATCAAGTAGCGCCGTAAAGATGTCGGTTAATACTAGCGGTTACTTGAACTATTACAAAAAACGTTACGTAACTATGAATTACAGCAACAAGCCTCAGCAGGACATTATGTGGGGAGTAATTGATACCTGTAATAAAATGGCTGGTGGTGATTATGGTGTGCGGCGTGGCAGGCACACCGGCGCAACAGTACTCCGCGATAGGAACCAGGAACGCAAAGAGGTCAAATCATTTTTGCAACAATTGTCGCAGGTTAGCAAAGGTTGTGATTTTGAAATAACGCCCGACAAACTGTTTAATACGTATGAAGCTCAAGGCTACTACCGCCCAGACATGCGGCTGGAATACCCCGGCGATATCGCCAGTTTTTCATTTGATAGAAGCGTTGAAAACGTGGCTAACGTGGTTTATGGAATTGGTAGCGGAAATGGTGATGATGCGGTCCAAACCAAGGTTGAAGATGCCACGAGCCAGCAGGCTATCTATCGGCGTGAAATGATAGCGTCGTACAATAGCGTTACCGAAATAGGCACGCTAACGCAAAACGCAACCGCCGTATTACATTACAGCAAAGACCCTATAGAATTACCAAGCATTACTGTTGAAAATGGCGCGCTTGATTTGAGCGATGTTGGCGTGGGTGATACTATCTACATAAAATTAAACGGCAATAAATCGCTACAACATATTGATGGCTACTATAGGATTGAGAGCATAAGCGTTAGCGTTGATAATAATGGCTGGGAGGCGGTTGAGCTAACATTTGACGACATTGATATCAATGATATTATCAGCAAGCAAGAGGCGGTTTAATGCGGCTAAATATCGCTAATGATAGCATTGAAGAGCAGGTTGCGGAAATGCGGCGCGAACTTGACGAACTCAAAACGCCGCAGCTAACTAGCCAGAACAGTGGCATGCTAGCGTATTTGGTGCGTAGCGGCTTGCGTGATGACCACGGTGACATTGTTTATTTTAGCACCAGCAATAACCAAACCGTGCGACAGCTATCACATATACCATTGCCAAACACCGGCAGCCTATATAATGAACACAGCTTGATTTGTGAACAGACTTTTGCGCCAAAGCATAACAAGCCAGCGGTAGTAGTACCAGTATTAGAGCTTGAAGTAAAAACTAATGGCTATCATGGCAAAAGTGAATATTTCGCGAATAATCGCGGCTATGGCATAAAAATGGACATATTTAACGGCGCTAATGCGGCGGTTGGGTCAGTCTTCTGTAGCGGCATACTTGGTGAGCTATTTATGCCGCAATACGACTCTACAAGCTTTTATAAATACCATACTAGCATGACAGTAGCGGCAACCGTTAGCGATATTGAGCTAGCCTATCATTTTACAGTGCGTAGCAGTGATAAAGGCACAACTTCAAGCACTATTAGGGGTACTTGGTAATGCGTGCATTTGATGATTTAGTACGAATATTACGCCAGCTATTATTAGATATTGATGAACTTAAAACCACGCAGTTTGTAGGCACTAATCAGATCAAGGCTAAGTATTTTGAAAAGCCTGGCAGTCATGACTTGCAGTTTAGCGTTGTAGCACCATATCAGGCACAAGGCACCTCATACAAAGCCATTAAGCTTGTAGTCGTGCCTAAGAATATGCCCGCCAAAAACATATTGCTGGCTGACATTGTGCCTGATTTAAGGTACTTAAACGGTGTTAGATTTTCAAACTGGAACAGTGCTACAAATAGTGCTAACGCCGACACTGCTTATGGCATTGCGCCGGTTAGCCCGACGGTCCAAAACCAAAACGAATACCTGATCCACATAGTAGCGTCAACAGGCACGGCTTTACGGCTGAAAATTGGTATAATGGCGAATGCAGACGTTGATTTTTATTTACAGGAGCTAAATTAAAATGAGAACAAAAAACGTACTTGATATGTTATTATCACAGGCTAAACAGAAGCTTGAGGAGATTAAACAGTTGCAGTTTTTTGGTGGCGATGCGCTAAACCTTAAGCGGTACGTGGTGGATATCGTAATACCACCAGACGCCCGCACGCACTGCTGGCGCGTGCTGATGACTCCAGAAAATAAAGATACTACTATGCCTATAGGCGTTATTGTCAAGCCAGGCAAGCCGAACCAGCTAAGGACTTACTCATATGTTGAGCCTGTAAAGCGTAGTGATGGCAATTTTGAGTATTTGTTTATTAGCAATAGTAATTACGATACGGCGGCAGCGGTTGATACTATAGCTATCACTTATAGCGGCAAGGCTAATTTTACGATAAATCAAATAGGCTAGGAGGGCTAAAATGGAAAAACCAAAGAAAACAGGCAGGGTTTTACCAAACGGAGATGCGTTTGATTTGAAAACGTGGCGTGAAGTGCGCAGGCGTGCTATTGCCTCAAAAGACCCTATATGCGCTATTTGCGGGCGGTATATTGATGTGAGCCTACCAAAGACCGATCCAGCCACCGGCAAAATGAACCCACTGGCAGTTGAAGCTGACCACATTGTGCCAATTAGCCGTGGTGGTGCGCCGTATTCAATCGAAAATGTGCAATTGTCGCATATGCGTTGTAATCGTAAAAAATCGAATAAAATGCGTGATGATTATAACGAGCTTGATAAATCTGAAAATTTAACGCCGCTCAGTAATAACTGGTAGCGCAAAAGTAAATTATTTACATTAGCTTTATGATATAATAACAGTAGTTATAAATTTTACTATTTAGGGGGTCAAATGGCACTAAAAGGTATAGACATTAGCAACTGGCAAGCAGGCTTAAACGCTGGCGCTATCAATGCGGATTTTGTGATTGCAAAAGCCACTGAGGGCGTTGGATTTGTTGACAGCGCTTGCGATACGTTTTATCAGCAAGCAATTGCTGCTGGTAAATTGGTCGGCGTTTATCATTTCGCCCGCAACAGCGCAAACAGCGCTGAAGCTGAGGTTGATTTCTTTATAAACAATATCAAGGGCTACTTGGAAACGCCAGGCACGCTATTTATCTTAGACTGGGAGGATGCAACACATGATGTTGCATGGGCAAAGCGCTGGCTTGACCTGTTTAAGGAAAAAACCGGTAAAAAGGCTTTAATTTACATGTCGGAGAGTGTGGTACTGAGCCACGACTGGTCAAGCGTTGCTGACGCTGATTATGGTTTATGGATTGCGCGCTACCGCGATAACGTAGCTGATTACAATTATGATATGTCAAACGCCGGTCCAGAGCCTGCAGTAAAGTGGTGGAAATTTTACGCAATGTGGCAATGGACAAGCTCAGGCAGGCTTGATGGTTGGGCAGGCAACCTTGATTGTAATGAATTTTACGGCGATGCAAACACTTGGCGCGCTTACGCTGGCGCTAGCGATAGCACACCTGCACCCGCTCCACAACCGGCACCACAACCAAGCCCAGCACCAGCTGATGACGAGGTGTACACCGTTCAATCTGGTGACACCCTAAGCGGCATTGCGCAGCTATTTGGCACAACATGGCGACAGCTTGCTGCTGATAACGGTTTACAAAATGCTGACCTGATTTACCCAGGTCAGCAAATCCGTGTACGTGGCGGCGCAGCACCTGCTCAGCGAACCTATACAGTACAGCGCGGCGATACCTTAAGCGGCATTGCGGCTCAAAATGGCACTGATTGGCAAACGCTACAAGCTATTAACGGCATGCCCGACGCTAACCTAATCTATCCAGGCCAAGTATTAAGATTACCGTAAACATTAAATTAAATAGGAGAAATTGAAAATGGGATTAAATTCTAAAGACATAAACAGCATTATGAAGGCGGGCGCATTTGCATTTGCCAGCGGCTTTATATCTTCACTACTTGCGCAGGGCGGCTTTAAGACTGATATTGGCTGGGAGGGCTTTCTTAGTATGCTTGCCGGCGCGGCCGTTGCTGGCGTAAACGTGGCACTATATGCAACCTATCGCTTTTTTAAGACTGATGACAGCAATCAGCCAAAGCCACAAGCTTAACCTGTGGCAATTAAGAAATCACCGCCCCTCGCAGCAGGCGGTGATTTCTATTTAGCGGTCCTACTACTTTACGCGGCGATAGCTTTTAGCTTTAACGGCGTCGTACTCGTAGTAGGTGCTAATGGCGATGTTATCAAGGATTTTAGCGCAAACATAGGCTGGTCCGCACAAGCCCTTAGTTTTGTTTGATAGGCGAACGTATTCACCACGCTCAGCAAATCGGCGGTCAAGCTCGTTGTGTGTTGCAAGCACTAGCTCGTTAACGTCCTTAAAAGCGGCGCCAACGAATTCCATGCCGCTTAGCTCAGTATGTAAAATGCTTAGTAGTTTTTTGGTTGATAGATTTGGTAGTGGGTTTTTCATAGCTTTTATGCCTTTCTATGATTACGTTTGTTATGTTTTAAGTATAGCAAACGCCCCACCGTATGTCAACACTTTTTTACGACTTTTTTGGAGAATTTTTTGGCCTGTGGAAAAGTTAGAGATTTGATTAGACCGCGTAGTGATAATCTTCTCTAACTTGAGGATTACCGCTTATGGTGATATAATAAAGCTAAGCGATACGAGAACTAACTCGGTTAAGAAAGGAACGCCAACAGATGTCAAAACCAGAATTTAAGGTCAATATTTTAACGGTCAATATCGATAAATGTAAACCGCGTGAGGATAATCCGCGAACCATTAACCGTAAGGAATATGAAGACCTAAAGAAATCTATAAAAGATTTTCCGGAAATGAAACAGCTCCGCGAAATCATAGTAGATGAAGATTTTAATATTCTGGCTGGCACGCAACGTTGGTATGTCCAAAAAGACCTCGGCTATGCTGATATTTTGGTTAAACAGGCTATTGGCTTAACTGATAAACAAAAACGCCGCTTTATGGCGCTTGATAACCACCATAGCGGAAAATGGGACGAGTCAATTCTAAAAGACATGTGGAACGTTGACGAGCTTAAAGATTGGGGCATTGACACATTTGATTTTGGTGATATTGCTGAACCTAAAGAACCAAAGGCCAAGGACGCTGCCGCTGATAAAGATAGTATTGAATGCCCAAATTGCGGTTGCTTAATCGATATCTAAAAGGGGGCTGATAAAAGTGGCAAGACATTACAGCATGCCCTACATGGGCAGTAAGCAAAAGCTGGTTGATAAAATCATACCGTTAATTTTAAGTAGGCATAAGGGCGCTACTGATTTTTACGACCTGTTTGGTGGCGGCGGTAGCGTATCATTTTACGTACTACAGCGATATCCGCACCTAAAAACACACTACAATGAATTAAATACGGCAATTGTTGAACTTTTGCGACATATTCAAAATGGGGGCGAAATACCGACTGTTTTTGTGCCTCGTGCGATTTTTTCGCAAAAAATCAATAAAAACGACTGGTTTGCCGGATTTTTGCAATGTTGCTGGACTTTTGGCAATAATCAGCGAAGTTATCTTTACGGCGATAAAATCGAAGAATTTAAGCAGAAGTACCACGAAACCGTGATAGATGGCGTTGATAATATCAAATGGCTCGAGAATTACATAAATGACCATTTTTCAGAAAAAAACGGCTTAAGTCGTACAATACAGCTATTTTTGGACTTTAATAAATACAATACCGCTTATAAGCGGCGCGTAGTATTAAGCAGGCAATTGCCTATTTACAACCAGCTTGAACACATGACACGTATTGAACGGTTAGAACAGTTGCGCAAGTTACCGCTTAAAGAGTTAGAGATAACTAATAGCGATTACCGCGACATTATTGTTGGGGGGGGCAAACCTGTGGTTTACTGTGATCCTCCATACGAAAATACGAACGAATACAAAGAGGGTGGTTTTGATAGCCAAGCGTTTTACGATTGGGCAATTAGTCAATCAGTGCCGGTTTACTTTAGTAGCTATAAAATCAGCGACAAGCGTTTTAAGCTAATCAAAGCTATCAATACGCGCAGCAACCTTGATTATCGAACCAGAGCTAATGCGGCTTATAATTTCGAAAATGTTTATTGGAACGGGGTCCAGTGATGACAGCTAAAACCACGCCAGAAGCCACCACAGCAACAAAAACACCAAAAACGGGTGTTGATACCAAAAACGCCGAAACCGCGCCAAAAACGCCCAAAAAACGGCAAACAGCAACAACTAAACGCAAAGCCGCGGCGAAACCTAAAGCGCCAACGTTTACAGAAGCGCGCGCTAAGCAGTGGTTTTTGGAATTATCGCATGATGAATTTTTAGAATTGTGCAAAAAATGGAACGAGCGCAATTTCAAAATTAAATTGCCAAAAAACAAGGATTATGAGGGGTGGCTTAATTATTTCAAAGATTTACCGCCTAGCACCATTAGAATTTTGAGCAGTAGCGGTATTGATGTGCTTAGCACTGAAGCTTACGCGGCATTAAGCAGATGGCACGATATTATCAAATCGCCGCACCGCATTGAAAAACTACAGCAAGCCAGCCTCCAGCGTGATAAAACGAAAAAAACCGGTCCAAGCATTGCTGAGCTGGCAGCTAAGAATGATCAGCTAGGTGTATTACAAGCTTTACGTGATAATATCGCGGCTGAGCTTGAAAAGGGCGTTGCAACGCGTGATATGGCTAGCTTATCGCGGCAATTGATTGACGTGACTGATCAGATTAAGGCACTTGAGCGCAAAAACGGTCCTCGTAAAAATACAGATTTAGCAAAATTAACGGGTGATGTGCAGCAGCAAATGCAGCAGAAACGCCGCCGCGGCAATGGCGCACGCACAACAAGCTTTAAGGCACGTATTACAATTGATGATATGGAGAAGTCTTAAAAATGGCGAAGAAACGGCTAGGAAATCAAAAACCACGTATTGATCACTACAACAACGGTGATGTGTGGTTAGCAGTTAAGACCATTGAACTACTTGAAAAATATGACTTGCATTTATTGCCATGGCAAAAAACGGTCCTGTACCGCTGGATGGCGGTTATTGAAGATGATGAAGACAAATGGATTTGGGCAAATCCTGACGCTGGTTTAAGCGTGCCGCGCCAAAATGGCAAAACTGAGCTATTTATCGCAAGAATTGTTGGCGGCATGATTTTCTTAAATGAGGCACTAATTTACACAGCGCACGCTGATAAAACCGTGACTGAAGTTAAGCGGCGTGTGCAAAATTTCTTTTACAACGCCAAAAACGAAATACGCGAACTATTAACGCCTGAATTTGATAGTCAACCGCGCACGCTTGATTATTTGGAGTTGATTGATGGCGGCAGGTGTGTATTCAGAACCCGAACCCGTACGGGTGGATTAGGTAATACTAGCGATACCCTGCTACTTGACGAATGTCAAGAGGAAACCGATGCACAGCAGGAGGCGCTACTTCCTACAATTGCTGCAGGTCGTAACCAGAATAGCCAGACAATCCGCGCCGGCACACCGCCAACGGCTGGCTCTACAGCTACTGTGTGGTTGCGTATCCGTGATGCGGCTTTAAGCGGTAAAGCGCCAGACTACTGTATTCAAGAATGGTCTGTTGAGAATTTAGTCGATAAAAACGATAAAGACGCTTGGTATCAAGCCAATCCTAGCCTTGGCTATTTCCTACAGCTCCGCCGAATTCAAAAAGAAGCTGAACAAATGGCCGATGACAGTTTTAACAAAATGCGCCTTGGCTGGTACGCCGGGACTAAAAATATGCGGGCTATTGATGAGGAGGAGTGGCAAAAACTGATTGTTGAAAAGGTTGACTTGCCTGAAAATCCTAGTCTAGTTTATTCAGTTAAATTTGCACCTGACCGTAGCGCCGTGACGCTGGCGGTTGGCGTATCAATGCCTGACGGTAAAACACACGTTGAGGTTATTGAACGTAAACCGCTAAATGCTGGCATAAGCTGGCTTAGCACATGGCTTTATGATAGGTGGCGCAACGCGGCTAAAATCATCATTGACGGCGCGGCTGGCACGCAGCTACTGGTTGAAGAGCTGGTCCGCATGGATAAACGAATATCTAAACGAATATTAACACCGAACGTGCGCGAAGCTGGCGCAGCCTATGCAGCATTTGACGCGGCTATTAAGCAAGGAACACTGACTCACTTTAATCAGCCAATCCTAAACATAAGCATACGAACGGTTAAACGGCGCGATATCGGGCGTGACGGAATGTTTGGCTACGCAACAATGAATTCTGAAATTCAAAGCGATCCAACCGAAGCGGCGGCATTTGCTTATTACGGGGCAAATCGCTTTAAGAAATCGAACAAAAGTATTGCAAGCGGTCAGCGCGTTATGGTATAATATAAGTGGTAATAAGGGTCAACTCTGTTACCGCCACTTTTGTGCAAAAAACCGTCGATTTACCACCCGTTTGCCGGCGGTTTTTTGTTAAATCCTATAAAAACTACTACTTTTGATTGAGGCAGTAGTTTTTATTTTTTTATTTATATAGCAGTGCCTTTTGGTCGGCGGTTTTGATTTTGTTCGTATCTAGTAGCCCAGCGACAATTACCTGGCTCGTAATTTCCATCATTGTCTATCCGCTCAAGTGTTAAGCCGGCGGTACGGTCCCCCATATCAGCAATAAAATTATCAAATGACTCAAGCCACCTGCTACAAACCGTAATGCCACGCGCACCATACCACTTGTATAGAGGATTTTTCACATTGTAGCACCTCTGTAGCATATTCATATATGAGGCGTAGACTGGTGTATATATTTTCGGTCCACCGCTTGGTGAATTTAGATATTTACGTATTTTTTCGTGTTTGGTATATCGTGCCATATTGTAGTGTTTTTGGCAAACGCCGTTAGTGCGCGGCTGATTATCGCATTTTGGTACATTACACAGTTTTTTCTTAGTTCTAAGATATTTGCTCATAGACTATATTTTATAGAAAATAATCTATAACGCAAGTTTTTTATATAGTATATAAATTATTTCAAAGAAATATTTTTATATAGTATATAAAGCAGGCTTGAATTTCTGAGTTTTCCACAAATCATAAAAGTCAGACTTGCATTTGTAATTGAAGCTCGGTATTATAGAAATATAAAGTTAACCGCTAACAATATGCAAACGGGGGTATAGTGAATATAACAGTTACGGAACGGCGCCAACAAACAATGCTCAACCGCATTGGCTCTGAAGCCGCTGAACTAATCGAAAATAAGCAGTATTTGCCATTTTATAGAAGTATACAGATAAAGCTTGAAAAAATGGGCAGAGCTGACGAATGGCAGCGTATGATTGACACCGCTAAAACCAAGGCTAACCCAAAGCATTATTTTGCGACATTATGCAAGATGGTTAAAGACGGAACTTATAAGTTTGTTGAAAAGGTTAAAGAGGTGGCTAAGCATACGGCTAGCTATATCAGCGATAAAATCAAACAGTTTAATTTTAACGAAAAATACGAGAAATATTGGGTGCGGCAATGTGCTAACTATATTGACAAATGCAGCATGGCTGGTTTTGTATGTCTTTTGGAGCTGGCTGAACGTAAAGGAATGTCGCAAAAATATTTTGCTAAAGCGATCCAGAACGCAATGAAGCCGCAAGATTATTACAAGTTTATGATAAAAGGAGCCAAATAATGAAACGACAAACATTTATAGAAATTATAGATGATATTCAGCGCCAAGCGCGCCAAGACCGCGAAACTACCAAAAAACTAGCTGATATCATGGTAGATAGCACCGGATTTTATACAACGCGGCTAATTACAAGTCTAGTTATTACGCTAGAGGCTGAATTTGATGACGATGATAGCACTATTGCTTGGTGGTTATGGGACGCGCCACACGCCGGCAAAAATAAATCCGCTTGTGTTATTACTGACGAAAAACACGCTAAGAGTTGGAATATTACAGACTCAGGCAAGCTTTATGATTATTTGGTGGAAATACAGGAGGCAAAAAATGCCAAATAATGCAGTATTTGTATTTAAGTGCGGCAATGAAAAATGCAACGCATTTGTGCCAACCGCTAGCCTAAACTTAGTAAAGCTTAAACTGGTCCGCCGCGGTCCCGTTGAGTGCAAAAAATGCGGCAAGCGCACGAAATGGCAAGAAACCGCGCAGCTGATTGTGCCAAAAAAAGAAACTGAAGAGGTCGAAATATGAGAAGTGTTTGGTTTTTAATGCAGCTTTTAGCGCTGATGTTTATCTATGCCGCGTCAATTATCACAGTGGCAATGGATATTATGGACAAAGACTATTTGCCAGCAATCCTGTTTATGCTGATAATCTTCTGGATTGACCGCCAAATTGAAAAGCTACTTGATGAATAATAGGACTTTTCCACAGGCCGTAAAAAATCTCCAAAAAAGTCGTAAAAAACTATTGACAGTCGGTGGGTGGCTTGCTACAATAATAACATAACAAAAGTTAATTCATAGAAAGGCATAAAAGCTATGAAAACCACTATAAAAGCTAAACTAAACCAAGCAGGCGATAAAGCTTATATCAATATTGACGACCTGCTAGCTAAAACCTATGGTGATGATTTTGTGAAAACCGACTCCGGCAAAACCTACAAAGGCTTTACGGTTTATGACTACCAAATCAATAGGACTATCACCACTGAATATTGCACATATAACGGTGGTGCTGATACTAAAGATATCAGGTCACTAAAGCGCGACAGCTATATTTTCTATAACGTAGTTGACGGCAAAATCGATATTGACAACGGAGCTATTGGGCGATTTCCAAACGCTAAGAAAGCCGCAGCTGGTATTGTTGACGACATTATGGAATTCTTAGCAAATTGTGATGTTGTTATAGCATAATAACGTGACCTGAGTAAGTCGTTAAACTGCTCTGCCTTAAGCACATTAACAACTCAACCGTATAACTGGACAGATAATATGCACAGCTCCTTATTTGTATGGACATATTCAGCCCACCCTGGATATCAAAAAATAATTGTGGAACGTTGCGAGTCAGAAAATGTCACCTGCAGTACAACGTGTATTGTCTGTCTAACTGGTAGCACCAACGCACCTTGTTTTATAAGTTTACCGTAAAAATAACTATAATTTGGTGCTGCCAACTGGCTACGCAACAACTTTAAGTAATATCAATTTCTACCTGTTAACTAATCATTTTACTATTTTTGTGTAGCCGACTGACTGTATAAATGGCGGAATAGTAGACGCTCATAAGCAGCAGGTTTTTATGGCTATTGGATAGTCTAGCCTGAAAAAAACCAAAAGCACCGTATGAAAAATAGCGCAGCTGCTCGGTAATTGTGGTGTGCAAATCATCACTTTATACAGTCAACCAGTTATGCGGTTGAACCTTAGAAAGGAAATCAATGAAACAAATCACAGTCATAGACGCTAGCAGCGATATCAAAAACAAACTCCCAAAAGAATACAGAAATATGAAAGTGAGGTTCTTTCAGTACAGTCTAGATGCGTTTTGTTATAAAAATGACGACATATCTATTCTCGCCGATTGCGAATACGAAGGGGGCGACAATTGTTATCCTCAAGAGTTGCTATACGAAGAGATCGTTGAAGAGTTATTTAACAGTAATGACTGGAGTATGTTTATTGTATTCGACAAACGTAAGGATGACAAAGATGAATAATCGCAAGAGAGAGCTTATTGAACACTTAGTAAGGTCAAGGTCCGCAAGGGGCTTGTCGCGTATAAATGTTACGGTAATATATGTTGTGATATTGTCATGGCGGAAATGGGCGGAGAAGTATTTACAATTCGCCGTGTAGTGAGCGGCGGTTATTATATCAGGGAGAATTTATTTTGCTGGACGGACGAAATGCTAGAGCCTACCGAGAAAACCCTAAACTAGCATTAAACTATTGACATGCGGTGGGTAGTTTTGCTACAATGAATATGTAAATAACAAAAGGGGCAATACTATGAATAGAACCAAAAAACAAACACGGCAAAACAACAGGTTAGTAACCATAATTAGCTTAGTAGTTGCGCTGGTTGCAGTAATTTACGCAATAAACACACACCGCGCTGCCAGGCTAGCAAGCTATGCGGCCGCCAACAATTGCACATGGAGCTACAACGGCACAGCTTATGGTGATAGCCGCGATTATACATGTAAGTAATAAAGGAGTTGACAAAATATGAGTTTATTTTTCAAAGATAGCATAGAAAACGTACAACCAAACATTAACAGCATTGCGCCAGAGCCGACAGCTATTGGCTATAAGGAGGTGCTTGATTACTTAGTAGCACTACATGATGATGATTATGAAAAGTTGCTCAAGGTTGCTAATATCTATCGCCGAGCTGAACGACAGGTTGCTGATGTGTTAAATCAGGCTAGCGCCGATACGCCAGAAGCTACAGAAAAGCCAGAACAAAAACAAGACAGTGAAAACTCTGAAGCTGATGAAATCATTGATAGCTTTTTAGAAACTGACGAAGCTGAAACTAAAGGTGATACTAATAATGGCTAATTTATACATAGTAAAGCTCGAAGACGGCGTAGTTGATGGGCATGGAGTCAATGCGCATATGGTTGCGGCTTATGATGAAAAATGCGCTATTGACGTATGTGTTGATAACGCCAGACCTGAGGACATTGATTTGTGGTATGATGCTGAGGTTGAATTTGTTTGTGAAGTACCTAAATCAATCAATGACCGCGGCATACAAGTAATTTTGACAGGCAGGGCTTGGTCATGAGTTGGTTATTGTTTATGCAATTGTGTTTACTAATGCTGATAGCGTCAATATTATATAAAGCAGTTGACGATACGAAAGGCGGCAATAATGATAAAGATTAAAGCATTGCTGAAGCGCTTGGCTGATTGGTATCGCTTAGAGAGGCAACGCCTACAAATTAAAGATGATGGATTAGTTAATAGGTAGAGCTGATGATTAACACAGGGGAAATTATAAAACAACTTTTTGATCAGCGTAGCCAGCTACTAGCTATAATTGAGAGAAGAATTGCCGCCGGCAACATGATTGGAGAGTTGCGCACTGAAATCGATAAAATCGATGGACTTATACAAAGATTACTAACCGAGGAGAGGCTATCACAGCCTAAAAAATAAAGGTTTTAATTATGCTTATACAAGATATTAAACGACCACAAACTAAACCAAGAAAACCGGTCCGAATAGCCGGCAAGGTTACGGAAACTGTAGACGGCCGCGTTGAGATAATATTTCGCGTGAATGGCAATTTTTATAAGTATACGCCGGCAAATACTGAAGCTATAAATGCGTATTTGCATACAGGCAACGTTGAATTTCTAAAATACCTTGAAAATAATAGCGATGTTGCTATAGGAGGCAATAGAGGCTAATGGCCATTATGACTGAAGAAATGATTGCGGCCGCTGAGCGCGTTTTGCGGCAGATGGCATTAAACAATCAATATATTACCGCCGACACGCTTATAGCGGTGCTAATGCAAGATGGTTACACTACAACAAATTATAGTGCGCTATGTGGCGTATTTTTGCGCGGCGTTAAAGACGGCATAATTGACAAGTCACCAACTGCTAACCCAAGCAAATCTCATAGCGCTAAAACTGTTTGGCGTAGTTTAATTTACGCACATGATAATTGCAATATGCTAACTGTTAAAACTGACAACCAACCTCTGATAGTGCTAGCACTGATTAAGCGCGCTGGTGGTGCAACAAACTGGGAACTATCACGCGTAGCAGTCGATTATAGAGAAGCAGTGCGCGCTTTACGTGCTAATGGATATAAAGTTAGAACTCACCGTTTGAAATTTGCAAGTAATCAGCGAAGTAAAACGTGGCTTTACACTCTAAGAGGCAAGTAATGACTACTGTTACGCCTGAAAAGGTTGAAATACTCCGCCAAGCATTGCAGAAATTATTTGGCGTTACGGTTACGCTTGATGAAGTTGATGACGCTTTATACGCCCTAGCAACTTATAAAGAATTAAATTTTGAAACCCTAGTCGGAAAATACAAGCTATTGAAACCTGACACCTATGTGTTGCTGGCGGTCCAGAATACCGTGCCGCACAATGGCGCGTGGGCGCGCTACATTGATTACTTAAAAGAAAATTATAACGTGATCATTGTGCAGTCAATCTTTAACAAGCGCCTGAAAAAATGGTTGGCACGTAACGGATTTACAGTTACTAAGAATAATAAAGATAACATGGTCTGGCGGCGCCAGCCGGCGGCAAAGCACAACTAAGTTTTTGGTCCCCTTGCAAAAATAATAATTTATTATTTTTTTATATTTTTCTAACGGTGGGACGGGGGTGGTCGCCCCACCTTGACAAAACCGTCACTCCGCTGTGTAAATGGTATATTTCTGGGTGCAAATTTGCCAAGCGTTTTTCTGCAGGGGTTTTTGTGCTATAATTTTTGCTATGAAGGGGCTAAAAATAACGTTTAATAAACAGATTACTGTAAAATTTGATGACTTTAACAATCCTATCACTGAAGTCGTTAAAATTGCAGTTGATGATTGCCTAATTGCGCCGGTTACTGAGCCGGTTAGCGCACGTGAACAGCAAGCGATAAGCCAGGCACGCGATCAAGTGCGTGTGCATTTGCCAAAAACATTTGCTGGCGATGTTAGCGCTAGCACGTTTGTATATGATGGTAAGACTTTTACGCTTGATAGCGATAGCGTTGTGTTTATGCCAGAAAATACACCGACAAGATGGAACAGATACTTGCGCGCTGAGTGCTTGACTGGTGGCGATTTAGGAGCAAGGCCGTGAACGTTGAAAAGCGCGTTATAAAGTGGCTTGAAGCTAGCGGAATTGTTAGCGGTTATTTTGTTAGCGGTGATAAAATAAAAGCCAAATCACTACCTGAGAAATTTATTTTAGTTGATAGAACTGGCGGCGCACGTGAGGCTATGGTGCTTGATATGGCTGAAATATTGATTGAAGTTTACCACAAAACCAGCCGGCTTGAAGCCAGCGAAAAAGCCAATGCTATTGCTGATGCGGTTAGTGGCTTATTGCAATATGATGAAATCACCCGCGCTAAGGTTAATAGCGTTGTACACCTTGATGATACACTCGGCCAGTATTACCGCTATCAAATTTACCTAGATGTATATAACCGCCGCGGCGAAGCCGCCGGCAAGCCTGCACCACCCCCCCCCCCTCCCTTTTTGGGAACCACTTTGTTCTTTTTTATTTTTTATTGGTTTGTTTTTTTTTTTA